CCTTGGGAGTAACCGGTATTTTAGCAGTAACCCCGGCAGAGAGACCGGCAACTGATTATGCTTACCTAGCACAAATCACTGGCGACCTCCACACAGGCGGAGCCGCACAAAAGACTTATGCGTTAGGGATAACAACTACCAGACCCGTAACATCGGCCGCAACAGGTGACTCGAACGATGCCCTTATCAAAGGCTCATTCAGTAACTATGCAGCCAATGACGCTAATTTTGTTATGAGAGGTATGAATTGTACTATCAATAACAGAGACGGCGGTAATTTAGGCACTTTAGACAATCAGTTCGGATGTCAAAATAAATCAGGAGCAACCGTAGCAACCCTAACCGGACTAACAGTTGTACCTGAAAACTACGGAACCGTTTCAGATGTCTTCGGCGGAATCGACGTTGTTATGAAGAACGAAGCCATAATCGCCACTCTTGAATTTGGTATCAGAGTTAGAAATATCAATGACTCAGTAGCCGGCACAGTGAATTCGGCAATTCTTGTAAGCGACACCGGAGCCAACACAGGCTTTACCAACGGGCTTGATATGAACGGAGCCACAATCACTAACGAGATCGTGTTTTCAAACGGAACCAAGTTAACAGTAAGCGGCGACACTATCGTCTTTACTAATGCCGCAGGTTCGGCATCAGAAACTATCACAATGACCTAAGCTAAAGGTTAAAGGACTAGAATATGACAAGCCAAGACCTAATTAAACACAGAGAAGACTTAGAAGCCGAGTACGCTAAAGCGGCAGAAGACATTCAAAGTGTTGATAAAAAAAAGATTCAACTAGTAGCAAACGCAAACGCTGTTAGCGGTGCGATCCAGGAAGTTAATTTTTGGATAAACAAATTCGAGGCCGCAGAAGCTAAAGAAAAAAAGACGGCCCCGGAAAAGAACGCAGCAGTTAAATAAATTAATAGGGAGGTACTATGCCATACAGAAATTACGCATATATTGTAATATCGGAGGGTGCAGGCCTCCCCATTTCTTTGGCCCAGGTAAAGAATCATCTTAAGCTTGGGGTGGAAACAAGTCAAGACGACTATCTCACAATACTAATAAAAGCAGCCGCAAAAGACTTCGAACGAATGACCGCAAGAGTTCTTATCACGAAAGTGTATGATACTTACCGCGATTTCTTCGAGGATTTTCTGCTTAAAAAGGGCGAAATAGTAACCGTGGACTCAATCAAGTACACCGACGAAGACGGTAACGAAGCCACATGGGACAGTGCTAATTACGGCCTAGCTAAAGGAAACGGATTCCGAAGTGTGTTTAAGAAATACGACGGAGATTTTCCGGAAGACGTAAAGGAAGACGATCCTGACAGTATCACGATAAGATTTACCGCCGGGTATGGGAACACCGAAACAGCAATACCGAGAGATATACATCAAGCCTTGCTTATTCATATAGCCGCATTATATGCCCAAAGAGGCGACTGCGAAGACCAAAGCACCGGGAATAAATACGGAATACCCCCTGCAGCATTAGCAATTTATAAAAGCTATCTAATACGGGACCTCGTAATATGAAATGCGTAAGACTACCCGGCACTAAGCACGGGATTTGTGCAGGCGACCTAACCAAGAAAATTACTGTTTCAGTAAGAAGCCTGGAAGCACCTGACGGTAGTTCGGTAGACTTTAGCGAAGACTTTACCACAAAAAAAGAAGTGTGGGCCATGGTAAGGACCACGGACGGAACGGAACTATTCGACGGAGTGAACCTTTCAAATGCCTATACCCACGAATTCTACATAAGATTTATACCCGGATCCACAATAACGGTGGAGGACTGGGTGGAGTTCAATTCAGCCAGGTTCAAAATCGAAAGCGTTGTTAATTTAGAGGAGTCAGACCAGTTTTACCAAATCAAGGCCAAGTTTACCGGCAGCATGGACAAGGCCGCAAGTAAGAGCTTCCTGAATGACCTATAAGATCGAAGCTAAAACAGATGTGGCACGAGCCCAGATAATAATAAGCAGAGCACCGCACGACGTTATGCAAGCGGTTCGCCAGGGTTTCCACTTCCACGGAAAGGCAGTATATAAGATTATTCGCTTTGGTTTACTCCGGCGAAAAAGACACGGAAAGGTGTTTCTCTACAAAGGCAGAAGACTTACCCGGTCGGCCCCAGGCGAAGAGCCTCAAAGAGTTACCGGTAAACTAAGAGAAAGCCAGGACTTTAAGACCCATGGAGCACACTTATTAGTATTCAGATCCGATGCAGAATATTCCAGAAAATTAGACGAAGGCGATAGCAGTGTTTTAGCAAGGCCGTTCTTTAGAAAGAAAATAATTGCTAACCAATCAAAAATGAACCAAAGAATACGTATGGAAATTGACCGGAGACAAAAACCATGAAGGCACAACAAGTAATACAACAACTACAGTCAGTATTGCCACTACATACCGATGTTTTCTCGGATGTTTTTTCTATAGACACGATTTCACAGACAGGAACGGTAATAACAGTTACCACCACAGCAGACCATACCCTCGAAACAGGCGACAGTGTGTTGTTGAAAGGCCTTGTGCAGCTAAATAGCATAAGCGGTTACACAGGAACCGGCACAATAACGGCCACAACTGCTGCTGAACATGATTTAACAAAGGGTTGGATAGATAGTATTGATATTATCAATTTAGCCGGGGACACCGAAACTAAGACCCTAATAACGGTACCCACACGATCAACATTCACATTCAGCACAGCTATAAGTCTAACCGGGGACACCTACCTGCAGGAACCAACGGCCTGGAATTATCAACGAGAAGAAATAACGGTTACCGGCCCGAAGGTCTTTACCGTAGACATAGCATCAGCCCGGATTTATGTTGAGCAGGACGATAACAGCTATTTGCTATTAAGCAGCACACCGGTTGCCGGCGGAAAGGTATACATTTCAGCTAACATGAGAGTAAGCGGAGCCGTAACCCCGGAAGCAGCAGCCGGAGCATATACCTCACACAAAGCAAAAGAATTATGGGCGTTCGCGGTGTTAGGAACCACAAGAGCAAGTCGAAACCAACAAATGAGAAGCGAAGGTACAGCAGAATATAGTAAAGGAATTGATTACCGGCAGAAAATCGTACAGACGGTCGATGTTATTATTATATCCACAGTAAGCGACGAAATAGCATCAAGGGAAAGCCGTGACGAAATGGAAGACGTCCGCCAGGCATTATTCCGATCGTTAATTGGAGTAAGGTTTGATTCCGGCACAAACGAAGGCAGTAATTATGGTCTAACATACGTAGAAGACAATGTTTTGAACTACCAGGGAAGCGTATTCGTACACGCTTTCACATTTGAGTACATCTTCGAAGTTAATTATGAGGACACGGCAAAGCAGCTATTTGCCACCGCATGGAATAACTTTGCAATAAAATACAAAAAGACGGACGACGTTCTTATTAAAGAGGACGAAGGACAATTACCATGAAAAAAAGAACAATAAGATTGCAGATTAATAAGCCTTTACAGGGCTTGCAAAAAGGTGCTACAATTAAACTCGTAGCAGATGAAAACAGTTTACCGGTAGACAACTACTGGCGAAGAAGACTAAAGGATGCGGACCAGGACGGCTGCGTAGAAATTTTAGCTTCTAAAAAAAAGGTTGAGGAACCAATTGAAGCCCCGGAAAAAGAATTCGCGGAAGCAGTTGAAAAGCCAACCAAAACAAACAGAAAAGGGAGTAAATAATGCTTAGTGAACCTAAAGTTTCTATAACCACAAGTTCCGCCGGGTCTATCCCCAGCGCGACCGAGCACAAGGTCTTAATGGTAGGACAAATGACATCTGACGGAACAGCAACAGCAGGAGAGTTGAACGAAAGCTTGGCCTTGAATAACGAAGCAGCTTTGTTCGGAACACGTTCAATGTTAACCGAAATGATCCAGAATTTCAGGAAAGTCAACAAAGAAACACGACTTGACGTAATTCCTTTAGCCGACGACTCAACAGAAGAAGCAGTAGCAGCCACCTCAACTATAACTTTTGAGGGGACAGCCTCCGCAGCAGGCACTTTCACATTGTCAGTTGGTTCCAAAAACGAACACACTTACACTTTGGCAATTGCTAATGAAGACACTCATCTCAATGCCGCAGATGCCTTGAAAGCCCTTATCGATGCCGACACCACAGCACAATTCACAGCGGCATCTACAACCGGAGTAGTTACTCTTACTATGGCCAACAAAGGACCGGAAGGAAACCTAACAGGTATTCTTATCAGCGGAAGCACTGCAGGACTAACGGCTACAATAACAACATTTGCAAACGGAGCTACAAACCCGGCTTTAACAAGTGCTTTTGACGTTGTGGCAGACGAAGTATACCAAACAGTTATTGCTCCATATTCATATGAGATTTCATTCTTAACAGATTTCTTAAGTGACCGTTGGAACGTCGAAAATAACGAACTTTCCGGCGTTGGAATAATGTGTACCACGGATAGCCTCGCGGACCTGAAGGCAGCAGTCGCCTCAATAAACGAACAAATATTCGTTCTTGTGGGGAATAAAGAAGTAGCTGAAACAACCTATTACGGCGGTGCTATTCTTGAATACCCGGCCAACATAGCAGCCCAAACCGGAGCGGTACGATCATTAAGACTTACCAGTTCGGCTAAGATTTCAGATTATGTAGTATCAAGCGGTTCAGCCCTCGACAAAATCGGCGGACCGGCACTTTCTACATTGCCATACTTCAACACGCCAATGCCTTATTTACCCCTGGTACCTACCGGAAAAGGTTTTACCATGGCAGAGGCAGCAGAACTCGAAGATGCCTATGTTTCAGTTATAGACAACAACAGAGCCGGAAATTCAATAATTCTAGGCCCTATGGTTACTACCTACGCGACCGATTCCGCAGGCAACACAGATACTGTTTTTAAATACTTAAATTCAGTAGATGCCACAATGATAGCAGCTTCCTTTATGTTTAATTCGCTCAAACAAGATTACGCCCAAAGCAGACTCACGGACGGAGACCTTATTGACGGAAGAGCAATTGCGAACACCGGGAAGATAACCGCCTCATTTGTGAAATACTTCAACGAACTTTCTGGCGAGGATTATGTTATAGCCCAAGCCGGCGAAGATGCCCTGCAGTATTTTAAAACAAATTTAACCGTTACGGTTGATACCGAAGCAGGCCAGGTAACAGCAACTATGATATTACCCATAGTTTCACAGGTACGAGAATTCGTCGTACCGGTATCAATAACCTTTTCGGTACTGGGAGCATAAACTATGCCTAACAAAATAATCGCAACACCTTATTTAACCGTAAATAACGAGAACATCGCAATTGTTCCCAATTCTCTTTCCTTCACAGAGGGAAAGGGAGAGCAGACTGTAAAATCAGCCTCAGTAGGCGGAGGCGGAATAAAAATAGTATATTCAGACAATGCTGACAACAAAATCAGTATGGTTAAATTTCAGCTTTATTCCACATCCGAAAACCTCGATCGTGTAAGAGTTTGGAAGTCCAACACTAACGAAAACGCCGCAAGTGTTTCCGATAACGAAGGCTTTTCCAGAACATTTACACAAATGGCAATTACGAATGACCCCGAAGCAAATCTTCAAAGCGAAGGCGTAATTGACGTGGAATTCCACGGAGCACCTGCAGTCTAAGACATTCTTGTCATAACCGGGAGGGCCTAAAAACCCTCCCACCGAAATTGGAGGAAACACCATGCAACATATAGTATATATTCTTAAAAACCCGGTAGAAATTCACAAAGACGGAGAAGTTCATCACGGAACAAACGTCGAAATAACAGCACCATTAGCCAAATTGATTAGACCAGTAATGGTAATTGATTCGGCAATTTCCAGTATGGGAACAAAAATGGCCGCTCAAATGGCAGACAAGTTTGGATCCAATTTCTTAGAAGAACTTGTACAAAAATCAAAAGAACAAAAAGAAGACGTAAGCGAAGACAGTCAGAACGACGACTTTGTAATGAGCATGACGGTGGCTGAAATAAACTTAGCCCCGGTGTTCGATGCCCTTAAGGAAATACTAAGACACACGGCTAAAATAGACGGAGTCGGCTTTACTGATGTAATGTTCGAAAAAATGACGATAAAAGATGCTAAAGGTCTATTGAACATCTATATTAAAAGTTTTTTAGATATTTCCCCGGAAAGCAAATAGGAAGAACCACCGCAGAATGGACATTATTCTGTGCTAGAATTTTAAAGTTTTACCGGGGCGGCATAACTCATTCTGAACTTGAAAATATGACACTACCTAAGTTATTTGAATATTCAGAAGCTGCACACAAAATCAATAAGGAAAACGAAAAGGAACTTAAAAAGAATGCCTAGTTATAATTTAACCTACGTCTATCAAGCTGTTGATAGATTTACTCAAACAGCCAAAAGAATTAATAAAATCGTTAATAAAAACGAAAAAACAGTAAAAAGATACAATAAGGCTATGCGAGTAAATGCTGACAGAATGAAATTATTCGGGTCTGCTGCTACAAAGTATATGACATTACCCCTACTAGCAGTAGGAGCCGGAGCACTCTTATCAGCTTCTAAAATAGAGCGTTTGGAAACAAGTTTTATAGGGATTTTAGGTAACGTAAGCAAAGCCAGGGATCTTGTTTCGCAATTAAATGATTTCTCCGCAAAAACACCTTTTCAATTAGAAGACGTAGCAAATTCGGCAAAAATGATACTGCCTTTCATGAAACCTAAAGAGGTTCTTAAAACCCTAAATATGGTTGGAGACATAGCTGCAGCATCAGGTAAAAGTATTAAAGATGTTATGCTTCCTGTAATGAAAGCACTTGGAAAAGGAAAGGTTCAGGGCGAAATCTTTGAGATGATAGGTGAAAAAGGTATTCCAATTCTACAAGTTATGGCCAAACAGTTTGGAATAACAACAGCAGAGGTCCAGAAATTGGGAGAGAAGGGTAAAATATCTACAGTTCATTTGCTGAAAGCCTTAGAGATCATGACTTCAAAGGGTGGATATGCCTACCGAGGTATGATTTTGCAAAGCAAAACATTTGGTGGAATAATATCTACACTTAGAGATGTTTTAATGCTGACAGCAGCTGAATTCGGAAACGTCATGCTTCCGTATGCAAAAAAGTTTGGAATTTTCCTTACCGATTTTCTGTTAAAAGTAAAAGAATTTGCAAAGCAAAATCCTGAAATAGTAAAGTTCGGTCTTGTGTTCGCAGGAATTCTAGCAACAATAGGACCCATAGCTTTAGCCTTAGGAAGTATGGTGGGCAGCATCTTAGCCATAAAAGCAGCCATGGCAAGTACCGTAGTGGCTCAATTGTTTACCGGGTCAGCAGCAGTGGGAGTAGCATCAATCGCCAGCACAATATTGTTAGTAGTCTTAGCATTTGCGGCATTAATAAACACATTCAGACTCCTATATGAGGCAAGGCACGATATTAAATATGTGTGGGATAAAATGGGAACAGTGGGTCACTGGGTTGTAGCCGCACCAATAATGTTAGTTGTTACAGCATTTAAGGCATTAATAAACACATTCAGACTCCTACCTGCAGCATGGGAAAATATTAAATATATATGGGATAAATTTAAGAAAATAAAATTCATAGCCGACACCATAACAGTTCTAACTTCTGCAATAGAAGCATTGGTAAGCGTAATGCAAATTGCCGGAGATATATTTGACCAAATGTTTTCTAATATACCTGATATAGCTTCTTTAGGATTAGGTATGGGCAAAATGGCGGAGTTTGCAACTGGCCCAAAAATGACAGCAGAAGAATATAAGAATAACGCAGATTCATTAAAATTTAATGCTAAATTTGAATTCAAGGATCCAGGAAAATTCCTTAAAGAATATTACACATCAGCTAAAGTATCAAAAGGCGGTCTTGGTAAATCAGTATCAGAAGTTGGAGGGGGATAATGTTAGAAAAACTACTGCAGGCAAGTTTTAGAGGCGTTCCTTTTCTTGTGAAAGGACGAACAAGCGAGGACGAAGGGCGTAAAACTGTCACACACCCATACCCCAATTCGGATAATAGATTCACAGAAGACCTTGGCAATGATGATCCTATATACGAGATAACAGGTTTTGTTAGCGGTACGGACTGGCAGGAACAACGAACCAATCTACGCGAGGCATTAAACCAGGAAGGCACAGGAATACTTGTACACCCTTTTTACGGTCAAATTGAAGTAATAGCCAACAAGTATAAAATTTCTCATGATATGGGAAAAATTGGGATTGTAGAATTTCAAATGAAGTTTGAGGTTTCAAGCCTTAATATAGTGCCGCAGCCAACAGCCGGATTAGAAGGACAAATCACAGTCGGAACAGAAAACGTGAACACTGAAATAGATGCTGATATTGAAGACAAGTTTACAGTTTCTCTAAACAGCACTAAAAACTTCGAGAATGCGACATCAAAACTTGACGGAATAGCTGACATCTACGAAAGCGTGGCCCAGACGGTAACTCAAACCCAGGATAAAATAGACGAATTTAATAAAGATATTGCAGACTTTAGGGACGATATCGCAGCATTAATTCAACAGCCAGGAGCCATGGCTGAAATCCTACGAAAACTATCGGACAATATATCAAGTCTTTCGGAAGACCCTTTCCAACAGTTCGAGGTTTTGGGTAAACTTTTCGATTTCGGAAACACAGACATTATTCCTGCAGCTATTACATATTGGCGAGAGCAAAACGACCAAAACATTTCAACGCTGAATAATTCAGTCCAAACCTCGGCATTAAGCGAAGCCTATTCAATTATCCCTGAAATGGAATTTACAACAGAAGACCAATTGAATGAGATTAAACTTGCCCTTGAAGCACAATTCGAAAATATAAGAGACGGGATTTCCGAAAGCGTATACAGTAAATTATCAGAATTGCGAACAATAGCTTCCGAGTATTTCCAAGACGTATTATTAACAACTTCAAAAATTGTAGAAATTGACGTAACGGCTAAACCATTAAGCATTCTTGCTTATCAATATTACGGAGACACAGATAAAACCGAAGATTTAATGACGGAAAATAGTCTAACAAATAGCGAAAGGGTTGAGGGTCCGGTAAGTATATTTACAGATGAATAAGATAATTATTGAAATCGACGGCAAAAGGTATGAAGGGTGGACTAACATGGAATCCAGTAGCGGTATGGACGAAATAGCAGGAACTTTCCAATTTACAGCAACTGCATCAATGCAAAGCAGCTTTCCGATAAAAAATGGAGCAGGTGCTAAAGTGTTTGTTAATGGAACACAGACCCATGCCGGGAACGTCGAAACAGTTGTTGTGGCATATACCGCTATTGACCATAGAATAAGTATTTCCGGAAGAGATATAACCGGAGACATAGTTGACAGCAAGCTTTCCAAAAGCATAGAATTCACTAAAAACACTACCCTTGTTTCTGTAATAGAAAAAGCCTTAGCGGATCTAAATTTTGACCTTAAAGTAGAAAATACCGCCGGAGATATTGAACCATTTGCCTTAAACGAACTTGTTTCCTCTACAATTGGAGAGGGGGCATTCGAGTTTATGAGTAAGTATGCACAAAAACGTCAGGTACTTTTAGGATTTAACGGAATTGATACCATACAGATTTTTAGAGCAAGCCAGGAAAAACTTCCGGTTAAGTTAACGAATAAGATCGGAGCAAAAGACAATAATATTTTAAACGCAACTGTAATCTATGACCAGGTTAATAGATTTAATAAAGTTCAAATTTTCTCACAAGATAATACTGTACAGAGTGAGGCCTCCCCTTCTGAAACAGTTGATAAAACCACAGTTCAATTTGACACACAAATAAGAAGCAGCAGACAGACAGCATATGTTATAGGCAATACCTTAAACCAAACAGACGGCCAGAAATTGGCAGACTGGTATGTTAATATCGCTAGAGGACGATCCATAACTTACCAGGCTAATGTTCAGGGGTTCGAATATGCCACAGGCGAAATTTGGAAGAAAAACAAGCTTGTAAGAGTTGAGGACGATTTCGCGAACATTTATTCCTATATGCTTATAAGAAAAGTTAATTTTATACAATCAAGTGCAGGAACATTCACGGTATTGGAATTAGTTCCGCCAGACGCCTTCACACTAAAACCAAATATTGTGCAGGAAAACTTTAATCAGGTTGGATTATGAACAAATTTGTAAATTTAATAAAAAGAGCAATGACCACCTTAAAGCAGGACACTACAGGAAAATACCCTCGTGTCCAATGTACTTATTTTGGTAAAACAAAAATAGCACAGGTTCTTAGTCCATATGGATTATACGGGTCACTCCCGGTAGGATCATTGCTTTTGCTTTTCAACACAATGGGCGAAGAGGAAAAGGCGGTCGGAATAGGGGAATGCCCGGAAAAAACATTCAACAATCTAAAGGAAGGCGAGGTAATTGTTGGCAACCCAGTAACCGGCAGCTTCATAAAATTTAATTCAGAAGGAAATATAGAAATTTTATCCGGGGATATAACAGTAACCGGAAATGACGTGCAAATTACTGCTGAAAATGTTAAAGTAGAAGCAAC